AAATTGAGAGGAGGTGATTTTTTTATGGCTTATAGAAGACGTCGTCGTTTTGTACGTGGTCGCCGGGTTCGTCGTGGTCGTCGGGTTCGTCGTTTGGTAATTGGTAATCGTTGGTGAGGAGTTGGATATGGCTTGTAATTTTCCAAAGATATACAACGGTGTTTTGTGTCCCTGCGGTAAATGCGCAGGCTGTATCCGTTCTTATCGTCAGGTTTGGGTCACTCGCGCTATTCTGGAGAGTTATTGTTATGACCAATCAAGAAATTTCTTTATCACTCTTACATACAGTGATGAATTCTGTCCTGCCGATGGTTCCTTACAAAAGCGGGATTTCCAGCTTTTCATTAAGCGACTTCGGAAACAATGTGGATCACTTAGATATTTTGGTGTCGGTGAGTACGGTAAGAAAAGCATGCGACCTCACTATCACGCAATTATCTATGGGTTTGCTGGTTCAGCGGAAGATATACAAAGATGCTGGTCTAAAGGGTTTACTTTTATTGGATCGGTTACTCCAGGCTCATGTGCCTATGTCGCTAAGTATATTACTAAGCGTTACGACATCCAATGGCGAGAAAAACTTGAATCTCAAGGACTTACTCCGGAATTTTCACTTATGTCACGAAGACCCGGTTTAGGTTTTAATTTTGTGGAGGAAATATGTAATGGATTACTTCGTAAGTGTATTAGAACTGTTCCTTCCGTTCTGCGCATTAATGGCCGTTTTATGGTTCTTGGTCGTTATCTTCGGTCCAAAATCTCGGAAATGATGGGAATAACTGATGAAGAAAAACAGCAAAAAGTTGAAACGCTCAGACAAGAATTGTTGGCTGTGCTCAGCGATTTCTACGGCGTTGCGCCGCATCCGCTTTCGCATTTCTTCCCTATATCGCCCAAGGCGTTAGAGTATTTGCGAAGTCTGGAGCGTCCTGATAAAGATTATGTTATGTATCAACGTGATAATTCATTTATAGGTAAATTATGAAAAAGAGATCAAAACATTCGCTGTCTTTTCAGCGTTTACAGTCTATGAATATGGGGTATCTCTACCCTACTGGTGTCGTTGAAGTGTTGCCGGGTGATTCTATGCGTTTTGCGCAATCGGCGTTTTGTCGATTTTCTCCCTTGGTTAATCCTGTTATGGCTAAAGTTAACATTATGATGTATCGTTTCTTTGTGCCATATCGCATACTTGATAAGAATTGGGAGACTGTGATCACTGGTGGTATGCAAAATGATACCAGTGAGATTACCCCTCAAATTGAACTGAATTCTGCTGCTTGGAAACAAGGCGGTATTTTTGATTATATGGGTGTCGGTAATCCCGGTGAAAATACTCTTTCTGTTTGTTCGTATGCATTCCGTGCTTACAATATGATTTGGAATGAGTTTTTCAGAGATCAGGATTTGATGGCTGAGGCGTATTTCAGTGATGAAGCTAAGACGGATGATCCTTCGAAGTTTGGTATTTATCCGGTCTGTTGGGAAAAAGATTATTTTACGACTGCTCGTCCGTGGATGCAGAAAGGTGATGCGGTAAGTATTCCTGTTCAAGGTTCTTCAGGCAAGCCTACGGTTACAGGGACTATTTCAGGTTCAGGTGCTCCGAAATTTTCTGGTTCTGCTGGTGACGTTTATTTTAATGGTAATCTTTATACTTCACCTGGTGGCTCTCCAGTTTCTCTGTCTTGGTCTGACCCTGCTCTTTCGTTTTCTGGTAAGATCTCGGGTAATACTGCGACGGGTTATATTTCGCCAGAAGATTTGCGTTTAGCTATGTCTTTGCAGCGTTTTGGCGAGAATCGTGCTCGTTTTGGTTCCCGGTATTCTGAATATTTGCGTATGCTTGGCGTTCGTCCTCAGGACCAGCGTCTTGACTTGCCTGAGTATCTTGGCGGTGGACTGTCTACAATGCAGCTCTCTGAAGTTATTCAGACTTCCCCTACTGAAAATGCTCCACTGGGTAATCTCGGTGGTCATGGTGTCGGTGTTGCTCGTTCTCGTCGTTCTCGTCATTTCTTCCCGGAACATGGTCTTGTTATTTTCCTTGCTGCTCTTCGCCCGAAGGCTCTTTATACAAATAGTATTCCGCGTGAATTCTTGCGTAAATCCCGTTTTGATTTTTGGCAGCCGGAACTTCAACATCTTGGACAGCAAACGATCACGAATCAGGAGCTTAATGCTTCTAATGATAAGCCGACGGATATTTTTGGTTATTCTGACCGTTATAATGAATATCGGTTTAAACCGTCTCAGGTTTGTGGCGAGTTCCGCTCATTGTTGCAGGATTGGCATCTTGGCCGTGTTTTGCCGTCCAATACGACTTTGAACGCTGATTTTGTACGTTGTCAGCCTCGTACTGATATTTTTGCTGTCACTGATGAAAATTATGACAAGGTTTATTGTTCGTTCTCTCATTCAATTCAAGCTCGGCGTTTGATTACGCCTAAGGCTTCTCCGTCGTTGAGGTAATCATGGATAAAAAAGATATGGATTTAATGCAGTGGGCATCTGATTTGTATTCTCGTGAAGTCAGAGGTGATATTTTTGAGGCTGAGGAACAATCAGGTGTTCCTATAGAAATACCACTTGGTTTCTCGACCCCAGAAACACTGGAGCAGCAAATTAAGCGTCTTGTTCGTGCATATTCGACGGATACGGGCATTGAAGTTGAATCAATTGATGAGGCCAATGATTTTTCTATTCCCGGTGAAGATGAGGATTATGAGGAAGAAGATTATATCGTTGACAACATGGAACAGAATGTTGTAAATAGTCTCCCTCCTTCGAATCAGGGTGATTCGACGGAGGCAGCTACCACTCCCGCCGACGTAAAGGATGAGCCTGCCGATAACGCAGGTTCTTAAACTACCCCGTCCGCACCTATACTTGATTATTAGGTGCGGACTGACACCGAAGGTGGCATTATGAGATCACATGCTATTCGTCGTCGTAAGACAAGATCGTTATCTGTTACTATTCCTCGTGCTGAAAGACGTTATCGTGCAGATGTTCGCGTAACCCCTTTTCGTCGTTATAGTGATGCTTCACGGTCGGCAACTCGTGTACGCTCCCGTACACTAACAACCCCGGTTGTTGAGGTGCCAGCTCTTACCTTCCCTTCCCTGTCTCGCGTTCATGTACTGCCTCAGGTTGATTCATTTGCGCGGCGTATCCCGCGCACACAGGTGATGTCTGGACAGGCGCTTTCCCGCCCTGCTGTCAAGCCTACGGTTAACCTTCGTGCCCTGTATTACGCACGGCCTGACGTTATGGTCTGCGTTCGTAGAAAACAGCGGAAGGAGGTGTTGTTTGCGACTGGTCGAGCTGGAGGAAATCATAAAAAGCCACGTTTTACGGAAGAGTCAAAATATATTTGTTATTAGGAGGTCAAAATGGGGTTTGATTTAGGTTCTTTTGGTGGTTCTTTACTTGGTGCTGGTTCTTCGCTTGTTGGCGGTATGATCAATGCTACTACAAGTAAAAGTATTGCCCGTGAGCAAATGGCAATGCAAAGAGAATTTGCTCAAAATGGTATTCAATGGAGAGTTGAGGATGCTAAAAAAGCCGGTTTACACCCTTTATATGCGATCGGTGCCTCGGGTGCGTCCTACACGCCTGTTTCTCAAGATAGTAGTGCGATGGGTAATGCTGTAGCTGATGCTGGTGCGTATCTCGGAAAGGCGATTGATGGCAGTGTTGATAAGGCGACACGTCGGGCTTTGGAACAGGAAAATCTTGAATATGTCCGACAGCAGAGAGAATTAGCTTCAATGAAGTCGGGTGCTGAAATCATGAATCTTGAATTACAGAATAGGCGTCTTGTTCTCGATAATGAATATCAGCAAATGCTTAATAGTCAGAAAGCCTCTGGTGTTTCCGGTAATCCTGCCCGCCCTGTTTCTGTTTCTACTCCGATGGGCGAGTTTGGTGTTAATAATCCTTCGCGGCGTAGTCATTTATCTAAGGTTGGTGGTAATTCTGCTTCTGCTCTTGTTGGTGTTAATCTGAAACCCTCTGATGTTGTGATGTCTGCTCGTGGTCGTCCTGAAATTACTGCTGGTGCTAATTCTGATAGTTCATTGATACGGACTGGTGATGGTTATGCTATTATTCCATCGGAACAATTTGCGAATTCTACTGACGATGACATCATTTCAAAAATTGCTTGGCATATGCGGAACACTATTGGGAACCGCATTGATCTTCCCCCTGATCTTGATACGCGATCTTATCCGCTTCCGAGTTGGGCTCCTAAAGATTCGGTTTGGCGTTATAACCGTTTTGTTGGTGAGTATCGCCCTTATAGCCGTGGTTTTTGGTATAGTCGACACAGTAAAAACCCTTATTTTTGGTAGTGTAGGCTAATTTTTTCTTATAAGAAATATTATGTAAAATTGAGAGGAGGTGATTTTTTTATGGCTTATAGAAGACGTCGTCGTTTTGTAC